AGCAACAGGTGGTAAAGCAATTATTACTTCAACACCAAACTTAGATGATGACCAATTTGCTCTCATATGGAGTGGTGCTAATAAAAATATAGATGAACACGGTAATGAAAAAGAGACAGGTATCAATGGCTTTAAACCATTTAAAGCTATTTGGGACGAACATCCTGATAGGGATGAAATCTGGTCTAAAGAAGAAAGAACACGTGTTGGTGAAGAAAGATTTTTGCGTGAACATGAATGTCAATTTATTGCGTTTGATGAAACACTTGTAGATAGTATCAAACTTTCTCATTTAGAAGGCAAAGAGCCTCTTATGAAAACTGGGCAAGTAAGATGGTATGAAAAAATTAATAAAAATTCTACTTACGTTGTTGGTCTTGATCCTGCTATGGGTACTGGAGGAGATTATTCAGCAATCGAAGTTTGGTCTTTGCCAGAATTAGTACAAGTAGCAGAATGGCAAAGTAATCGTACAGATGTAAGAGGTCAAGTAAAAACAATGCATGATATCCTAACTATCTTAAATGATGAAATGAATGAATTAGGAAATCGAAGACCAGAGATATATTGGTCTGTAGAGAATAACTCACTTGGAGAAGCCGCTCTTATTGTTATTGATGAAATGGACGAAGATAAATTTCCAGGTGAATTCTTACATGAACCAAAGAAAAAAGGTATTCAAAAAGCGATAAGAAAAGGATTTACTACATCTTATAAAACAAAGATAACTGCATGTATGAAACTAAAATCTTGGATTGAGAGTGATAAAATGGTACCACTCAGTAAGAATTTAATTAGAGAATTTAAGACATTTATTGCAAAAGGTAAAAGTTTCGAAGCAAAATCAGGCGAAACAGACGATTTAGTAAGTGCTACATTGCTTTGTATCAGACAAATTCAAGTAATATCACGATTCGATGAAGAATTTATGGAGACATTAGGAGAATCACTTGATAGTGAAGACGATTTTAATGACCCTCTTCCTGTACTATTTTGATAAATACATCTATAAGGAATCAATAATATGGCTGTAAATTATTCAACTATCGCAGAAAAAATAATGAGAATTATTCAAGGGAATGGTATTCCTTTGAAAATGTTTAATTCTGATAATGGTAAAAGTGTTGCTAATCCAGAGGAAGCAAGATTTTTTTACATTGACGAACCAAACATGATGGTGTCTATTGATGAGGGAACCAATGAAGTTAAACTTCATTTTGGTGAAGGCGTTGATATTGATAAACCAAAAGCAGAAAAATTAATGAATAGTTTAAGACAGTTATCACGTGAGTACATGTTAGATTTTGACATGCGTTCATTTGGTAAACATATTGAACCTAAAAACTATGCTTATAAATTAGAAAATGATAAGGAGCAGACTATGAGTGACGTAATGAAAGAAGGCTTATCGCCTTTAGAAGGCTCATCACGTACCAGTCGCCAAACACTAGAAAATGTAAGACTAATCGTCAAACACCGTGCTCCAGTAAACGAGGAATCACGTGGATCACGTTCTCGTAATATTTCAGCAATCTTTGTTGAAAATGCTGAAGGTGAACGTTTCAAATATCCATATAAACATTTGAACGGCGCAAGAGCAATGGCGAGACATGTATCACATGGTGGTGTACCTAGCGACATGGTGGGCGAAGCGATTGTGGAACTTTCAACAAACTTAGCAAAACTAAAAGAGTTTATGAATGTTGTTAACAAGCAATCACTAATCAACGAAAACAATCGTTCAGTTGTACTAAATGTAAAACGTAGAATGGAATCAATCAAAGAATCTATCAAACGTGTACAAGGTGCAAAAGGATATACAAACTTTGTTGAAAAATTAGCAACAACAGAAGCAAAAGAAAATGCTGAAATCACAGAAGATACAGTAAACAAATATGTTTCTAAATTTACAAAAACAACTTTTGAAGAATCTTTAAGGGATGTTCTTCCGCTTATACATCGTGTAAACGAAGAAGAAATGGAAGATAATCGTGCAGACCAAATCTCACGTGTTAGAGAAATCATTGTAGCAAAAGACAAGAAAACAGGTCAAAAGAAAAATAAAATTACTTTTCCTAAAGACCCTAATGCTGAATACAACTTTGATAAAATCAAAAAACAATATGCTGAACCTCGTAGTCCACAAGAAGCTGAGGAACAGAAGAAACTTATGTTAGCTTTATCAATCGATGATTTAGCAGATAGAGTCGATGTTGATACTACAGATGATAACAAACGTAAAAATAAAGGTCACGATAGAGCGGCTGAATTGTCAATGTTCTTAATGGATATGGCAAATGCGATTCGTTCAGGTCAAGGTCTTACAAAAGAAAAGATTCAAATGACTGGATACTTAAGAAAATTAGCACAACAGAACGAAGCAGTAGAAACTGTGGGTACTCCTGTTACTGAACAATTCGATTCAATGCTTTCAGAAGCATTTGCTAAGTTCGAAATACCAGCATAAGGACTATTTTATGATTATAACAATTAATGGTGAGCAAGAGTTTGTCAAAACTACAGAAACTACAGTAAGTGATGCTAAAAGAGTTTATATATCTTGGGCAAAAGAATCTGTAACTACTGAAGGTAAGTATATTGAACATAAACAACTTACTGACAAAAATAAGCCACATGACGAATCGACAAACCCATACGTTTCTATCGGTAAAATTTATATAACTAAAGAGCAACCTCTTATTATAAGAAAGTACCCAACAGATGTTTTAATATCAAATGTTGGATCAAATGTTATATCAGCTACACCAATTTTCGATAGATAATATACCAAAAAAACCAATAAAATCAGGGATCCTTAGTGGGTCCCTTTTTTTTGTGGAAAAAATTACAAAAAATACGTATTTAACGCTTGACTTTGACTCCAAAGATAAGTATAATTGTAAGCATGTTTAAAAGTAAACTGTTTACATTTAGGCTAATACAAACAAAAACTAATACAGGCTAATATAGGAGAATACAATATGGCTACACTAGCAGAAATCCGTGCAAAACTTCTTGCACAAGATTCAAAATCGGCAGACAATGCCAACGCAAATAGAGGCACAGACGCCATCTATCCTTTCTGGAACATGGACACTGATTCAACATCAGTAATTCGTTTTCTTCCAGACTCAGATAACTCAAATACTTTTTTCTGGCGTGAGCGACAAATCATCAAGATGCCTTTTCCAGGTGTCAAAGATGGTGACGAGTCAAAACCAGTAACAGTTCAAGTTCCATGTATCGAAATGTGGGGTGATACTTGTCCAGTACACGCAGAAATTCGTCCTTGGTTCAAAGATCCAGCAATGGAAGACATTGGACGTAAGTATTGGAAGAAACGTTCATATATCTTTCAAGGATTTGTAGTAACGGATCCGATGAATGAAGCAACTCCAGAGAATCCAATTCGTAGATTCGTAATTGGGCCACAGATTTTCAAACTATTGAAATCGGCTCTTATGGATCCAGATATGGAAAATCTTCCAACTGACTATGATGCAGGTACAGACTTCCGTCTTACTAAAACTCAAAAAGGTCAGTATGCAGACTACTCAACTTCAAATTGGGCACGTAAAGAACGTTCTCTAAATGAGGAAGAACGTCAGGCGATTGAAACTCATGGTCTTTATGACTTAAATGATTTCATGCCAAAGCGTCCTAATGAGGAAGAGCAACGTATCATTATGGAAATGTTTGAAGCATCAGTTGATGGGCATCTTTATGACCCAGAAAAATGGGGTTCTTTCTATAAACCATATGGATTGGATGTTGGTAATTCTAAGCCAGCTAATGCACAAACAACTGCACCAGCAGTTGAAGAAGCAAAGGCTCCGGTAGCACAAAATTCAACTCCAGCTGAAACACCGGCTCCTGCTCCAAAGGCAGTAGCAACACCTCAACCAGCAATGGCAGAGGCGGGTGCACCAGCAAGTGGTGGTCAGGGAACTGATGCCGCTGATATCCTGAAAATGATTAGAAGTCGTAAGGCAGACTAATTGTTAACTAAAACGAGGGAGGCTTCGGTCTCCCTCATAATATCGAACGGAGAAGAATATGCCAAGAGCATTTGATGTAAGTAAATTTAGAAAAAGTATTACAAAAGCGGTACCAGGCGTAAGTGCTGGTTTTCGTGATCCTGATACTTGGATTTCAACAGGTAACTACTGTCTAAACAAGTTAATCAGTGGAGACTTTCATAAAGGTATTCCATTAGGTAAAGTAACAGTATTTGCAGGCGAAAGTGGTGCAGGTAAATCATACATTGCCGCAGGTAATATTGTTAAAAATGCACAAGACCAAGGTATCTTTGTTGTTCTTATTGATAGTGAAAATGCACTAGATGAGAAATGGCTACATGCATTGCAAGTAGATACAAGCGAAGATAAGCTATTAAAACTAAACGTAGCAATGATTGACGATGTTGCTAAAATCATTAATGACTTTATGAAAGATTATAAGGCAGAATATGCCGATAAAGACGAAGAAGAACGTCCTAAAGTTTTATTTGTCATTGATAGTTTAGGAATGATGTTAACACCAACAGATGTTGACCAGTTTCAAAAAGGTGATATGAAAGGTGATATGGGACGTAAACCTAAAGCACTTGCATCACTAGTACGTAACTCAGTTAATATGTTTGGTGATTATAATGTTGGTCTAGTAGCAACAAATCATACATATGCATCACAAGATATGTTTGACCCTGATGATAAGATTTCAGGTGGTCAAGGTTTCATCTATGCTTCAAGTATTGTTGTAGCAATGAAGAAATTAAAACTAAAAGTTGATGAAGATGGAAATAAAACCTCACAAGTACATGGCATTAGAGCGGCATGTAAAGTGATGAAAACTAGATACTCAAAACCATTTGAAGGAGTACAAGTAGAAATTCCTTATAAAACAGGAATGAGTCCTTATAGTGGTCTAGTAGATTTCTTTGAAGCAAAAGGAATCTTAGTTAAGTCAGGCAATAAGTTGGCTTACACAACTAAGTCAGGTGATATTATGTCAGAATTCAGAAAGAATTGGACAGATGAAAAACTTGAAGTAGTAATGAATGAGTGGAATCATAGAGATTTTGATGATGAATCAGAAGAACTTGAAGTTCCAGAAGATAATAAAGTAGAAGTAACTGAGGAAGTATAATGAGTAAATATTTTTCGACCAAACGCTATGGGCATAACATTGGACTAAGTGCAGTGTTTAGACAACCTTTAGCACACTCACATTGTAAATTACTACACGGATATAGTTTATCTTTTAAATTCACATTTGGTTGTGATGAATTAGATGAACGTAATTGGGTAGTTGATTTCGGTGGACTTAAACCTCTGAAAGCATGGCTTGAAGATACGTTTGACCACAAAGTTGTAATTGATGTAAATGATTCTAAAAAAGATGATTTACTATTACTTGAGACTAAAGGTCTAGCAAGTGTTGTACAACTAGATGGTGTGGGGGTTGAAAAATTCTCAGAACACGCATGGCGTTTTGCTGATAAACTTGTTAGAGAAATGTCAGATAATAGGTGTTACTGTGTTAGCGCCGAATGTGCAGAGCATGGCGCTAATTCAGCCATCTTTGAGGCTTAGGTCTAATGGCGGCAGTTGAATTAGAAACAGTTTTTGAGTTATGGGACAAAGTTAAAGGCTTTATTCCGGCGAAAGACAAATTAGAAGCGGCAGAAACATTTATTAAAGTATGTGATGATAGTGGTATCGAACAACATGAGATAGATGAATTTGCAGATGGTGACAAAATACTTGAGACGGCGGTAGACAGGTATTTTGATGAATGGGAAGACGAAGAGGAAGATTGGTAATGGAAAATTGGTATAATAAGGTAGTTAAGGATTGGGGTAAAATTCCTGATTGTGTTGACTATTTTACCAATGAAGTAGCAGAAGCAAGGAAAGAAGTTAGAATATATGGTAATGTAGAAAAGAATGCTACAAATTTACCATCATATGTAGAATTGCGTTTTGCACAGTTACAAGAACTAGAGGCTATCCTAGAACACTTAAATATACAACTTAGAAAGAAACGTAGTGAGTATCTAAGAAAATACTTAGAAAACTACAATAAAGCACTTAGTTCACGTGATGCAGAAAAGTATGCAGATGGTGAAACTGAGGTTGTAGCAATAAGCGAATTAATCAATCAAGTTGCATATACACGCAATCAATATTTGGGGATAACTAAAGGTTTTGAAATTAAACACTTTCAACTAACTAATATTATCAAATTACGAGTAGCAGGAATGGAAGATGCAGAAATAAACAACAGACATTAATGAACAGTGGGAATGTGTAAATACATTACCAGCAAGAGAGACAGATATGAGCGAAATACAAGTAATTAAAAGAGACGGCACTCCAGAGCCGCTAGACCTGGAAAAAATGCACAAAGTTGTGATGTTTGCATGTGAAGACATTGCGGCGGTTAGTGCAAGTGAAGTAGAATTAAAATCACATATTCAATTTTATGATGGCATAAAAAGTGAAGAAGTACAAGAGACTTTAATTAAAGCGGCCGCAGACTTAATTTCAGAAGAAACACCAAATTATCAATGGGTTGCAGGCAATCTAGTGAATTATCATTTGAGAAAAATGGTATATAACAGTTTCGACCCATGGCATATAAAAGACATTATTAAAGTTAATACTGAAAATGGTTTTTATGACCCTGCATTACTTGAAGATTACTCAGAAGAAGAATGGGATGAAATCAATGGATTCATCAAACACGAAAGAGACTTTGATATCGCATATGTTGGTATGGAACAATTTCGTGGAAAATATTTAGTACAAAATCGTGTAACTGGTAAGCATTTTGAAACGCCACAAGTTGCATATGTTTTAATTGCCGCTTCATTATTTGGTAATTATCCTAAGGAAACAAGATTGAAATATGTCAAAGAGTACTATGATGCTATTAGTAGTTTCGATATATCTCTACCTACACCTGTCATGGCTGGCGTAAGAACACCACAAAGACAGTTTTCATCCTGTGTTTTGATTGAGACAGACGACTCACTTGATTCTATAAATGCTACCTCAAGTTCAGTAGTTAAGTATGTTTCTCAAAAAGCAGGAATTGGTATTGGTGCAGGTAGCATACGTGCTATCAATTCACCGATACGTAATGGTGATGCAAGTCATACAGGTGTTATTCCTTTTTATAAACTATTTCAAGCAAGTGTAAAATCATGTTCACAAGGTGGTGTACGTGGTGGAGCGGCTACTTTGTATTATCCTATTTGGCATTACGAAGTAGAAGACTTACTTGTTTTAAAAAATAACAAAGGCACAGACGATAACAGAGTACGTCATATGGATTATGGTGTGCAATTTAATAAACTAATGTATGAACGTCTAATGACAGGTGGAAACGTTTCATTATTTTCACCTAGTGATGTTCCTGGTTTATACGAAGCATTCTTCAATGACCAAGATAAGTTTAGAGAACTATACGAAAAAGCAGAACGTAATACAAGATTACGTAAAAAATCTATTCCTGCAACTGAGTTATTTTCTTCATTTATGAATGAAAGAAAGAATACAGGTCGTATCTATTTGATGAACGTTGACCATGCAAATGACCATAGTTCATTTGTAACAGAGAAAGCACCAATCAAACAATCTAACTTATGTTGTGAAATTAATTTACCTACTAAACCTTTGAAACATATGCATGATGAAGAAGGTGAGATTGCTCTTTGTACTCTTAGTGCGATTAATTGGGGTACTATTAAATCACCAGATGAATTTGCTAAACCTTGCGAATTAGCAGTACGAGGATTAGATGCTCTATTAGATTACCAGAGATATCCTGTACTTGCGGCTGAAATTTCAACTAATAATAGAAGACCTCTTGGTGTTGGTATTATTAACTTTGCATATTGGTTAGCTAAGAATGATACAAACTATTCAAATCCAGATTTAAAACTAATAGATGAATGGGCAGAGGCTTGGTCATATCATCTTATTAAAGCATCAAATGTGTTAGCACAAGAAAAAGGTGCATGTCCGTTATCAAATGAAACAAAGTACGGAAACGGAATTTTACCGATTGATACATATAAACCTGAGGTTGATGAATTAGTTAAAAGAAAATATAAACAAAATTGGAAAGGCTTAAGAGAAGATTTAAAAGAACACGGTATTCGTAATTCTACATTAATGGCTATTATGCCAGCAGAGACATCTGCACAAATATCGAATTCAACTAATGGTATTGAACCACCAAGAAGTATGGTCAGTATCAAGCAATCAAAACATGGCGTTTTAAAGCAAGTTGTACCCGGTATTCACAAGTTAAAGAATAAATATGAGTTACTATGGGAACAAGAATCTCCTGAAGGATATCTAAAAATTATGGCAGTATTACAGAAATATATCGACCAAGGTATATCTGTCAATACAAGCTATAATCCAATATTCTTTGAAGATGAAAAGATTCCTATGAGTATTATGTTGCAACATCTTATTATGTTTTACAAATATGGTGGAAAGCAACTTTATTATTTTAACACATTCGATGGACAAGGCGAAATCGATGTGAGCAAAGACATTCCAGAAGAACTAAAATCAAGGGATGAATTTGATAGTGATTTAGAATATGAAGAATATTGCGATAGTTGTGCCATCTAATGAGAGATATAAACTCTGTATTAGCTAAAGGAACTGTCGCAGAATATTATTCATTTTTTAAAAGTGATAAGAAAAAAGTGGGATGGGTCTGTGTCAGACCAGATTATAATCCTGCAATACTTGATTTTGTGTGGTCTAAAACATGTAGACAACATAAACACGACCAGAACATACGTAATATGTTTATGGATAATAAGGAAGACTTTAGATACGTTGACCTTAAAATTAAAGGAGATAGGGAACATAAAGACTATGATGAATTTTTAGATAAACTAATTGAACGTATGAATAAAAATGCAATGCTTATTCATATATCTAGTTGGATTAGTGGTAAAGATACATCTACAACCTTAAGTAGTAGTAATGGATTATTTGAGTACGTTTTAAATAGAATATGTGATGAAGTAAACAATCACTTTATTTTAGAAATAACAGACAAAATGTCAAATATAGACGAACCATCGGCTTTAGATTTTATTACAAAAAGGGTAAATACAATAGATAATTGTGTAACTACATCTTATCAAAGAGAATTAATAAACGAAGATTTAATTGATTATGTTAGAATCAAATGACAAAGAAACAGAATAAGAAAGATAAGAAAGAGAGAAATAAAATGTCAGTATTCAATTCCGACAATAGGGCAGACCATACGAAAGCCTTAGCATTTTTAGACCCATCGGGTGGGGTAGCAATTCAACGTTATGATATGCTAAAGTATAAACAGTTTGATAAGTTAACAGACAAACAGTTAGGTTTCTTTTGGAGACCAGAAGAAGTGGACGTTCTTAAGGATGCGAATGACTTTAAAAATTTAACAGCCCACGAACAACATATTTTTACAAGTAATCTAAAGAGACAAATTCTTTTAGATTCTGTACAAGGTCGTGCACCAGTCGAGGCATTCTGTCCGATTGTATCTATTCCAGAACTAGAAGCATGGATTCAAACTTGGACATTTTCAGAAACAATTCACTCACGTTCTTACACACATATTATTAGAAATGTGTATTCTGACCCATCAAAAATCTTTGATGAAATGATGGACATCAATGAGATTATGGATTGTGCAGATGATATTTCTAAAAATTATGATGAACTAATTGAAATGACAGGATTTTATAATTTACTAGGAGAAGGTACTCATGCAGTAAATGGTAAGAAAGTACCAATCAGTAAATATGAAATTAAAAAATCTCTATACAAAACTCTTATGAGTGTAAACATTTTAGAAGGTGTTCGTTTCTATGTTTCATTTGCTTGTAGTTGGGCATTTGCTGAACTAAAAAGAATGGAAGGCAATGCAAAGATTATTAAACTTATTGCACGTGACGAAAACTTACACTTAGCAAGTACACAAACTCTACTAAAACTTCTACCAAAAGACGATCCAGATTACATAAAGATTGCAAAAGAAACAGAAGAAGAATGTATTAAGATGTTTGTAGATGCAGTAGAACAAGAAAAACAATGGGCTGAGTATCTATTTAAAGATGGTTCGATGATTGGTCTAAACGCAAAACTACTTGAAGATTATATTGAGTGGATTTGTTGTAAACGTATGACCGCAGTTGGACTAAAATGCCCATACAAAACATCACAAGCTAACCCATTACCGTGGACACAAAAATGGATTGCTGGCGCTGATGTACAAGTTGCACCTCAAGAGACAGAGATTTCATCTTATGTTATTGGTGGTGTAAAACAAGACGTTGATAAAGAGACATTTGGCGGAATGACTCTATGATTGACACAAATGCAATAGGTGATATTGTATACGATGTAGAAGACCATGTAGCGATAAAACCGAAAACTGATGCTCATTATTGCTTAATACCAAAGGTTGTAGAACAAAACGTTATCTTAAAACTACAAAAGATAATGATGGATATCGGCAATCATAATGTTGAAAACGATAACTGTCAGAGTTATGAAGTGACAATGAGATTTATAAACAATCACCCTGTAGTGGAAATGTTTATTAACAAAGAGGACTAAATGACTGAATTCACAGAAGAATGGATTAGACTTAATAATTTCAAATTTGCTATGTCTAATGAAGTAGCAAGATTACCAGAAACTGAACTAGATAGAAAACTAATAGATAGACAATTACCACCATTTGTACAGGCTTCATATCCAGATAAGAAAGATATCAATATACTTGATATTGGCTGTAACGAAGGCTATGCTATGGAAAAATTTTCCGAGTTGGGATATACCAACGTTCAGGGAATTACTATTGAAAAAGAAGAATGGGATAAATGTAAAGCAAAAGACTTAAAAGTGCATCTTATGGATTATAACTTTAATCAAGTAATGAACAACTATTTTCATATTGTATGGATGCGACAATCATTACAGTTTTCTCACATGCCTTTTTATACTATGTTAGAACTCAATAGAATGATGAAAATCAATGGTTGGGCTTACATAGAAGTACCACATTCAGCGAATCAACACAAATATTATGCTACATTGCATCCAGATAATTATAGATTGTTTATGATTCGTGCAGGTTTTGAAGTAGTACAATACGACTCATATGAACTATCTTCTGGTGATGAAAAAGAAAATCATGTCTTTTTTGCGTTAAATAAAAGAAGAAACGTAACTTTACCTGACGCCACTGCTTAAAAAGTCCAATATTTCTGCGGCTTTTTAATATATATTTTTTCCTTGACATACTATGCAACTTATGATATTCTATATCCTAAGAAAAGGAGGTACTTATGTTTAATTGGTTAAACGGTACAAGTACAAAAAAATCTTTTTCTAAATTAGAAAAAGGAGAAACGATGAAAACATCAAAACAAGACAGAATAATCAATGCACTAAAAGACGGAGAGGCATTGACGGAAGCAACTATCAAAAATAGATATGGTGTTGCTAATCCGAGAGCAACTATCAGTGCTTTGAGAATGAAAGGTTACGCCGTATATGCTAACAAAAGCAAACACGGTAAAACTGTGTACAGACTCGGCGCTCCACTAAGAAGGGTTGTAGCCGCTGGTTACAGAGCCCTAGCAGACGAAAAAGTGTTTGGGTAAAACATAATATAATGCCCTGGCCTGATGAAGAAGCACCAGATTGGCCCGATTGTCACATTTGTGGTCAATCACTTGATGAGTGTGAATGCATCTGGCCAGGGCAAAACAATCAACCAAAGATGATTTATGACGAGAAAAATCAAAGTGAAATTCACTGATGATAAAGAATTTACAGAAGAAAAAGAAGGTTTAGGACTTAAAAAACTATTCAAATCAATTAAGGCGCCCGATGGCCTTACTCATTTAAGAGTAGAATATATTAATAGAAAAGGCACAAAAATCGATAGATGGGCGAAAATACCGAAAAATAAAGACTAAAAATGGCGAAAAACTTGACATTATAGTGATTCGTGTTATTATATATACATAATCAAAAGAGAGGGACTAAACATTATGGCTTATATATCAACTAACGAAGTTAAAGAAGTAAGAAAAGCATTAAAAGAAAAGTTCGGTAAGAATATTAAATTCTCAGTAACACGTGACCATTATACAGGTATTCGTGTTGCAATTATGGAAGGTGTAATGGACTTCTATAATGATGGAGACATGGATCACACTGATAAGTATTCAGGTCGAGTTCATAAGTTTGATGGATACTCTCAAATCAATCATTATCACACACATTTTTATGGCAAGTTTGCATCGTTGTTTGACGATATAAAAGAAATTTGTCATACTGCTCCTGCTAAAGCTGAAGGCGGTAGAGCATACTACGATAACTCAGATGCCATGATTGACTATTTTGATACTGCTTTTTATGTAAGCATCAATGTTGGTAAATGGGACAAACCTTATATTCAAAAGGCGGCATAATTTCAATGTACATAGTAAAGGTGAAAGAGACTGGTGAAGTTGTAGCATATTGTTCCGACTGGAAAGATGCTCTATCATATTTTGCTAGTGGTAAAATCGATAAAGTAACATATGTTATCGAACAAGAAGTGGAAAAGAAGAAATGAATTTGAAGAACCAAACTTTAGAAGAGGCTGTCTCTAAAAATATTCCGGTATATTTGGTATACAAGGAAGACACTAAAGAGATTTTAGAATGGTGGCCTTTCGGTGAGGGACTAGCAAGTTCCAGTGCAAGTATGCGTAACAATATGCATGGACCTGATAGTCATAATTATGCAAGTTGGAAAGATTACGTAGTGATACGTGATAATCACAACAAGCATCTTAAACAATTGGAAGAAATAGAACGGAGATTATGATGCCTGCATGTAAAGGAGATACGTATTCGGTTCCACGCCCGGTTTGTTTAACAGAGGGTTGTGATAATTTAGCACACAATACTGCATCAGCGGCTAAGCCAGTTTGGCGTAAATATTGTGGTAAGTGTCATACGATACGTAGAAAGAATTTTCAAGATTTATCAGCTAATTTAACTAAAAATCAATATCCTACTTGTTGTATAAAAAACTGTAGGAAAAAAGTAACACTATTGGGAACAAACCATGATGGCAATTTAAAGTTTTCTCAATACTGCGAAAAGCACGGAGGCGTCCCATATCATTTACAGTGGAGAAAACCTGCATGTGATAATATAAATGGTGGAGGAGTGCTATCAGATAGAAGTCCTATTGGGTTTAGTTGTACAACTTATATACATTATGACCCACCTCTTCCTAAGGGAATAGAGTGGTTAGTAGATTATGGTTTCCCACAACCAATGTTATCAGTTGACCATATTGATGGTAACCCATATAATGAACCAGTAGATGGGTCTAATTTTCAGACTTTATGTTCTTCTTGCCATGATTACAAATCTTGGAAATCTGGTGACGGGCAAACGCCAGGACGAAAAACCGCACAAAAATCAACAAATAATAATGTTGTCCAAAACTTGACAATATAGCGAATCGTGTTATAGTATATACATAATGAAAATTAACACACAAAGGAGTGAACATATGAGTGAGAACATAGTAGCACAAATTGAAAAAGGCACATACAGAAATCAATCTGTAGAAGGTGCGTTTCCCGTAGTGCAGGAACTTAAACAAGCTAAAGACGGTAGTTGGTTTATTACTGTTAATGCTGAGGACACTAAGTTTAAAAGTTCTAAAATTAGAGTTAAAGTTAACCCAGAAAATGTAAAAGTTTCTGAAGGTACTGTTGAATCAATCAACGAGTCTGATGATGATGCAATGAATAGGATTGCAGAAAGGTTTGCAATTCTTGATGAAATGACCGAGGCAACAATCGATGGTGTTGTTAGAGGTATGGTAGTTTCAGGCCCTCCAGGTGTTGGTAAAACATATGGTGTTGAGCAAGTACTTGAGAAAGATTCAATCTTTGATATGATGGCTGATAAGCCTCTTAGACATACTTTTGTAAAAGGTACAATGTCTGCGATTGGTCTTTACTCTACACTTTACAAATACTCTGATCCAAAGAGTATCGTAGTACTAGACGATTGTGATAGTATTCTTTTTAATGAGGATGCACTAAACATTCTTAAGGCCGCTCTTGATAGTGGTAAGAAGAGGAAGATTTCTTGGAACTCTGACTCGCATTTCTTAAGAAGGGAAGGTGTTCCTGATACTTTCGAATTCAAAGGTTCAGTTATCTTTATCACTAACTTGAAATTTGATAAAGTTAAAGGTAACAAAATCAAAGACCACTTGGAAGCAATTCTTTCAAGGTGTCACTATCTTGATTTGACTATGGACACTGCAAGAGATAAGATTTTGAGAATCAAACAGATTGCTAGAGACGGTGGTTTATTTGATACTAAAGGCCTTACTAAGGATCAAGAAGTTGAGATTATCGATTTCATGGTTGAGAATCAAAAGAAACTGAGAGAAGTTTCTTTGAGAATGGCTCAGAAAATTGCAGACCTTAGAAATATGTCTAAGTCAGGAGATAGATGGAAGAGTTTAGCCGAGTCAACTTGTATGAAGAGGTCAGCGGCTTAACAGTTAACTAAGAGCCATCTTAGTTAAAACCGGGACGGTATTAGGTTTCTCTCACTCGCCTAATACCGTCTTTTTTTATATCTACTATTGCATTTTCTTTCGAAACATGCTATAATTTAAACATCATGAATATAGAAGAAACAAAACAAAAGATTATAGAGAATCTTAAAGGCGTTCACGACCCTGAAATGGATTGTGATGTTTATAATCTTGGATTAATTTACGAAGTAAACGTTGGAGAAATGCCTGATACTAAAAAGTA